TATCTAAAGCCCCTATACCATTGTGTGTAAAGTCAGTCTCATTTGGTTTATATAAAGTAATCATTTATATCTCCACCTAGGTCGAATTTCCATAAATTGAATTGTTCCTGACCACTCTATTGTATTTTCTCCCACGCCCAATATAGGGAACTGCCCAACCATTTTATGGTTCATTGATATGGTATCGGTATATGCTTCAAGTACTTCTGAGTCTATGACAACAGAACCATTCACATCTTTTATTTGAAAAGAGACATCATTGATTGTTATACGGAAAGTACCATTTCCCACAATCCAAAACTTAGGATCAGATTCAATTGTACCTGGATTATAAATTACACCAGGTTTGGTCAGCTTTAAATTTACATCCTCTGTATATTCAAAGGGATCTAAAGTGAAATCCACTTCAAATTCACCATGTTCCTCAATTTCAGTTGTTATGTCTCCCATTTCAACATGCTTAATCTTCCGATACACCTCGTCATCTGTGAAAAAGAGTGTTCTCCCTTGTAACAACAAAGGTTTAGCACGTCTTATGAAAGGTTTAATATTTTCCCTTTCCAACATATTAAATTTCACCTTAAAAGGGACATTTTCATACGCCCCTTTCTTTGTAAGTGAACCATTTCGCCCTGGTATTTCTATGTGTTCTACCTTTTGTTTTGCAGTTGGAATCACTGGACGACCTACTAAACCTAATCCGTAACTACTTGCTAATTCATTATCGATTCCTATATCCAACAATTAAGTCGTCCTCCCTATTCCTATTTTTGAATTACGCCCTTTTTGAGCAAGTGCATCATCTATTTTTCCAGCCATGCGGTCGATATCACGATCATCTCTAACCGAGGGATTATAAATATTAATTACAGTTGGTTCAGTAGACATCGTTGCTGCAATCCCTTCACCAATCGCACCTAGTGTCTTTTTATTCAACGGTAATACGCCTTCTGGCCCTGCTTCTCCTGCGCCTTGTAAGTTTCCACCATTCATTCCAAAGATAGTTGGTCGAGTAAAAATACCACCTTTTGCACGCCATTGCACATCGATACCAGATGGGAAAGTAATGTCTTTACCCAAAATATTTTTTGTACTAGTCTGCAGACTAAAGTGTGGCATTTTAGGCATTTCAGGTTTCGGAATCTTTAATTTTAAATCACTGAAAAACCCTTTGATTTTATCAATGAATCCCTTCACTTTATCTACCGCATCTTTTATCGGGTCAACAATAAATCTCTTTGTCGCATCAAACTTTTCTTGCGCTGCATTCTTTACAGAATCAAATTTTTCCCGTGCTGTGTTGTACATATCATTAAATTTCTCTTTTGCAGAATTATAAGCTGAAATAACTGGATCAATAATATACTTATAAACTAAATTCCATGCCGTAAGTGTGGAAGATTGGATTTTGGCCCAATTACCTAGTATCCAATTCGCTAAATCATTCAATTTTTCTTTCGTTGCATTCCACAATTCCTGAACAGGCTGAATGACATATTGTTTTACTAGATTCCATGCTGCGGAAGTATATGATTTCACTGTCTCCCACTGTGAATTTAACCAAGAAACAAGCGCACCAATCTGTTCTTTAACCCAATCCCATGCTTCTTGAACAGGTTCAGTAATATATTGTTTAAATAAGCCCCAAGCAACTTGTGCAGCAGCTTTAATAAGTTCCCACTGCTTACTAAGCCATGTGACTAATTCACCAATTTGCGCACTTATCCAATCATACGCTTCCTGGATCGGCTGTATAATATATTGAGATATTGCTGCCCATGCAATTTGTGCCCCTGCTTGAATGAGTAGCCAACCTGCTTCTAAAACTGTGGAAACTGCTGAAATAATTGGGCCTAAAACTGTGAGTATTGTATCCCATGTTTCTTGCCAAGCTGTCTTTAATTGCTCCCAAATAGAAGTTGCCGTTTCAACTATACCCGTCCACAATCCACTGAAAAACTCACCCAAAGGGGACAATATACTATTTGCTAGTTCAATGAAGGAAGACCACGATTCTGAAAAATAATCAGTAATACCTGTCCAAATTTCCGATGCTGTATCAGAAATTCCCGTCCATAGATCCGTAAAAAATTGACCAATGGGTTCAAAGAATTCATTTACCATATTTAAAAAATCTGACCAGGCTCCAGAAAAGTAATCAATTGTGGATGACCATCCATCGCTACATGCCTGAACTATACCTGCCCACAATTCGCCAAACCACTTTTTAAATTGTGACCATTTTTCAGAAAGCCAGTCAGTTATGGCACCCCAGTTTTTTATTAACATGATAATACCAGTTATCACCAAGGAAACTGCTGCAATGGTAGCTATCACAGGTAAAAACGCCAGATTCAACGCACCAAATGAAACAGCGAGAGCTGCTACAATTGGAGTTAGAATAATAAACGCTGTACTTAATGCACCCATCACGATTAAAAGTGTTTGATCAGCTTCAGACAACTTACTAAACCAATCCATTACAGCTTTAACTCCATCAACAATTGGAGGTAAAATATCTTTAGCTAATTCTGCAAATTTCTTTCCAAGTGGTTCTAACGCAGCCTGCGTTTCTCTTAATGCTTTTTGAAATTGCTGTCCCAAAGATTCTTCCTGAAGTTTCTTCATTTCATCCATACGTCCAGTTACATCACCAAGACCACCATGTACATTATTTAGACTAAGTACAGCTTCAGCGCCCATGTCTTCCCATTTCACGCCAAATAAAGCAACGCCAATCTGGTTTGCTTTTACTTTGTCATCCATCTTTTGAAGATCACCTAACACAGCATTAAAAACATCGGCTGCAGTTCCCTTACCTTCATTGAATGACTTCCATACTTTTTGTGTCTCTTCAGATAAATAGCCGAATCCTTCTGATACACCTTTCGAACCATCTTGTACACGGATACCAAATTCTTTCACTAGGTCATTGATATAGTCTAAGTTATACGAACCACTTTTTGTTCCGTTTGCTAAAATCGTAAACATTTCTTGAGCACTAAAACCACCTTGTTTGAATAAAGGCGCATATTCAGAGAGGTTATCAAATAACTCGTCTGAATAATTAAGACCTTCTTGAGCACCGGCAGCAAGTAAATCAAATGTTTCTTGTGTAGATAAACCAAACTGACTCATTAACTGCCCTGCACCTCGAGTGGCTTCATTTAAGTCTACATCGTAAATTTTTGCTAATGTTAAAACATCCTCTGATGCCATTTGGAGCTCATCATATGGAACATCTCGCATATTTTGATAGACCTTTATAAGTGCATTGTCTACCTCTTCAAGATTTTCACCAAAACCTTTTTTCCAAGTATCAACAGCAATTTTTTGAAGATTTTCGGCACCTTTCCCAGTCAATCCTAATGAAGCTTGAATTTTCCTCTGTGACCCATCAAACTCTATTGCTGTATTTACAATTGACTTTCCCATTTCAATTAACTTTTCAGATATTCCTTGTAGGACTTCAGCGGCTTCCATTAAATTGTTCATATCAAGTTTCTTATTGATTTCCGCCATACCATCCGCAGCTTGTGAACCACTTCGCCCAACACTCTGTAAAGAGTTTTCGAATTGTTTTAATGTAGTTTTTGCTTGGTTTAATTTAGCCTCAAGTTGCTGCACTTCGGTAGAGTTCTCACCATACACACGCTTTGCTGCACTCAACTGTTGTTCTAAGTTGTGGACGACCCTATCAGTCATTTCCATTTGCTGACGTAGTTGTTTCTGTGCTAATTCTAACTTATCCGCTTCACTAGCATTTTGACCTAATTCAGCATTTTGAAGTTTGAATGAACTTGTCAAACGCTTATGTTCAGCTTCAAGCTTTTTAGAATTCTCTTGTAAATCCAATAAAGTTCCACGTGCTTCCCTAGCTTCAATTGCTTGTTCGGAAAGACCTTCATTCACTCTTTTCATTGCATTATCAAGAGAAGTTTCAGCACGTTCTGCATCAAGCAACTTCCCATACATTTTATTGAGTTGCTCAGCGGTTGTACTTGTGTCCTTGGACATTGCTTGATATTCAGAACGCAACATAGCTGTACGTTTTTTTGCTGCTTCCATTTGAATTTCAAGCTTCTTCTTTTCAGCAAGAAGTTTATCAGTCATCGTTGCGTCTTGGCCCATTGCTGCAATATGATTTTTATATTCTTTCGCCGCATTATTCATAACCATATTGATTTGTTTCAATGTATTTGCATACTGAACTTGGCCATCCATTTTAAAATTAAGGACGACGTTTCTTTCTTTACTATTCCCTGGCATTTTCTCACCTCATTTCTTATAAGAATGGTGTTTGATCTAACGTGTAGATTTGTTTCGGTTTCTGCTCATGTAATGCATCCGGATTGTTATATCTAAGATGCATAATGAATTGTTTTAAAAAATGTGCCGGTGTGATTTTCCAAAAGTCGTCCATACTTAAACCAAGCAACGTATTACCGACATAAAAATAAAAATCCCAGTCCAATTCGAACTGAGATTCCTCGTTTTTAGTCAGTATATTTTTTACTTTTTTTCTTGCTTGAGCTTCTCCATATCAGAATTCTGGAAAGTTTGGCCGCTGAAAATTTCGTATACAACAATGAAGATATCAGGTAAATCATTCATAGGAATGGCACCTTTAATTTCATCTAATGTACATTCCGTACCACTACTACGTACCATCGCATAAATTAATGCACGCATCAATTTCGCTTCACTTTCTCCCAGGCTAAATTGACCTTTAGCTAACATATCATTCATTTCTTTTTCAAATTCATGATAGGGTGTGCCATATGCTTCTTCCACATAAGGGAAAGATTCAAAAGTAAAAATAACAGGGATTGAAACACCCTGTATCTTAA